ACTTGATAGCTGTGTTTCGGCAGGTGGGCATTGAGTCACCGAGGGCGAGCCACACATCAAAACATTCTATATTCTGCTCTTCAGTCATATAATGCTGCCCATATGTCTTATCAATATAGGCATGGAAGTCACGAATAATTTCGTCTTCCTTGTATTTATATTTAGGTTCAGTGGAATTTTTCATTCTTGTATCATTAATAATCTTAGTGAGTGGAACCCATGTTTCTCGAATATCACATCCTTCACCATCTAATCTTGTCATTAAGTCATAACCTCCATAATATAGTCAATAATCTTTTGCTGATCTTCTTTATTATTGTTTTTCATCTTAGTAGTGTTAAACATCAACGTCATGTTTGACAGAATATTTGCAATCTTAGTTTCTCTGCCCTGAAGCCACGTTTCGTTTTGGTTACTGCCACGTTCTTTATATCTTTCTTCACGGACAGTTTTATCCGTTTCCAAATAAAGGATCTCTGTGTCATAATTTTCTACGCAATGTTCAAGAAAGGAGGATGTGAAAAGGCGGTCGCCCTCGAAAAGAACAACCGCATCTTTATCTAAACTTGCTAGGAATTTAACTGCTTCTGGCTGAACGGCCATAGACATACGGTCTGTACCGGAAAAGGTTTCACCCTCTTCATACTTACCTAGAATATAAAGACCACCAGCCTGATGATAGGGAACTAATTTGACTTGAGTAAACTGTTCTAGAAACAGATACTTCTTCATAATCTCTTTCATTAATGTAGACTTACCAGCACCTGGTTCGCCACCAATCGCAATCACTTTCATTATGTAAACCTTTCAATACCAACAGCTTCAGGTTCAACAAACAAACCTGTGCAATCTAGAATACCATTCTCACTATATAAAGCCATTTTACTATTGTTTATTTGATTAGTCAATAGTTTATTATTTAGGGTCTCAACACGAGCATCCCACATGGGTTGCCAATCAATTCCATCCCAACCATCCTTTTCGCATTGAGCAATTTCTTCTGCCTGACGATCAAGATAATAACTTAGGTAACGACCATGTTTAACTCTGAATAACTTTTTAAAAGAACAGAGACATGTTTCCATATCAAAGTAATCAGTATCAGGAAATTCCTCCTGAACTTCTTTTAGAATATAATACGCTTGGCCGTCAAGATAATTTATTTGTTTTGCGTTTAGTTTTTGATCATACCATTCATCTAACCCAAGAGCAAGACATAAACCGTTACGATGTGAACGTGAACCTGAATAATCGTCAAGCATTAGGTTACTTGGTTCAATGGGTAATCCACAACATTGTTTAAGAGTTTGTAAATAAAACCAAGTTGAGTAACGACCAAACTTATGAAACTTGGTCTTAACTTCGTCCCATAGCGCATCAAAGTTTTCTCTTGGTGTTCCAGTAAGGAACGGGCGAAACGCTTCAATTTGAGAACGATCACCAACCCAGTTTTTGTAAGATTCAAACTGTGCAGGCAAATGACCCTTGTTCCACTTAGTGTCTGTTTGATAACGTAGTCTTTTATAATTATGATTGTTCCAATCTTTCAGGCGATCAAGACCAACAAGTTCCATGTCTGGAAACTCATTCCATATCACCCAAGTTGTTGGAAAATAATACGTTGTGCCGTAGATCCAAGCAATCCAGAGTTTTTGTTCTCTGTTATGCTCGAACCTACGGAACAAGTAATTGGTCATAAAGATAGCGGGGTCGCAATCCTTAATGGAAAGCGACCACCGATACCAGTTTATAAAGTCTTGCTTACTTTTCGAATACGGGTAAGACATCTAGCTCCAATGGAAGATTGCAGTATTTGATTACTTCTTTGAGATTTTCCACCCAGCCCTTTTCAACAGATTCTGAGTATTCTTCTTTGCTCTTATAGTATACTACAATTGCACCCTTCTTCAACTTCTCTGATCGCATATGTCGCAGAGCGTATCCAATAGCTTCACCAAATTTCAGTTTGGTGCCGTGAGTATAAATTGCAGCAATTCCCTTCACTTCATACTTATTTGCAGTGTAACGTGTCAAATAAGCATCATCATATGTGATCAAGTTCTTCTGATATTTTAGTTCTGCCTGATCTTTATTGAAGTCTGTCAAAATAGACTGAAGAGCACCAGATAGCTGCTTTTTTGTTGCAGCAACAGAAGTAAAACGCTCGTAAATAAGTTTGCGAGCCTTCTCTATGTCTTCATTCTTATTAAAATCAAGCTTGAAGCTAAGAAGATAGTTGATAACATTACGCTTCAAATCTTCTTTGCTGTTTGTCTTCTTGATCTCGAAAGATTCTCTGTTTTCATAAAGACCAAACAAATCATAGTTGTTCTGCTTTTCCAATTCATTAGAACCAAATTCTGATTCATGGATGAAAATAACAGGAACGCTATCCCACCCCTTTGCCTTTTTGGCAGCAGCAAACCTTGTGTTACCATCGACAATCATTTTCGTGCCGCAATCCTTAACGACACAAACAATCGGCTTAAACACCTGTCTTGCTAAGGAAGGATTCTCTTCCATTCGAGTAACAATCTCACGAACAGAATGAGGGTCAACAATAACAGTTCTTACCTGATTACGTTCAAACTGTTCGACCTCAAAGATAGAAAGAGTCTCATAGTCTTTAAGGTCAGTAAGATACTTTACATTCTGTGAAAGACGTTCAACCAACTCAACATCAGTTGATGTTGTCTTCTTTCCTTCAATACCGTTTCCTCTACCTTCAATATAATCTATGACAATCTTTTTCATGTTTGGTGTTAGCAACGAAAGATCTACGCAATGAGCGTTATTACGCTCAATGTAAAACATATCCTTGTTAACTTTAGTACCATAATCAAGAGCAAACCATTCTAGAGTTTGCGCCACATTATCTTGATCAGCAGCGCCTTCGAACAAAAGAGTCTTTTCCACTAGACCCTTAGAATAGTCTTTCCAAAATTCTTCGTTCTTAAGCGAAGTAATATAATTATAATAATCTTTACCGTTTGGGGATTTATACCCAATGTTAATCTTACCACTCTTCTTGCAACGCTGACCATAAACCTGAACTGAATTTTGCATGATAATACTCCTCTTAGTGCGGGATAGTACTTCATTACTAGATTGAGAACTATTCTCAATAAACATATATTACCACTACTCTGAGAAAATGTCAAGCCCTTTATATTCGAGGAAGAGTTCTACGCAACCTCCTTTTCCTTTTTTGGTTGCAGCCTTATATATCACATCATCCAGAGAGTAATCAATTTTCTCAAACTCCGAAGAGTTTACTCGAAACATAGCCAATAGACATCCACTTTTTTGTTTACCTACGAATTGTATGCCTAGCTTTTTGTAGAATGGTATAGCAGGAATTTCCGAAGAAACTCGAAAATAATCCGCACTCGAATAGAAAGCATAATACAAAGATTCATTGCACAATTTTCTAGCAACACCTTTGTTTCTGTGCGCATAAAAAGTGTGAAGCAATTGAAGGTTAGCCGTATAAGGTTTACGTTTTGAAATAGTTGTGAGAATGGCTCCGGCAAGGTCATCGCCTTCCCAGAGCCCAACAACTTCGTCCCACTTATTCAACATGTCGCATTTAGCAACAAATGTCTTGGCAAACTTATCTTCTTTACGATCGCTAATGCTTGCTACAAATTGTTCTCTTGTAACCTTTTTAAACTGCGATAAACTCTCGAGCTTTCTTTCCTCGCTCTTTTCCATATTTTGTTTTCTCCCATGACGTATAAATCTCGTGATCATATTTTAGTTCAGGAAATTTATAATCGCCCTCAAGAAGAATTTGCAGAACATCTGGGCCATTATTAAGCGCAGCATCTATAAACGCTTCAACAAATCTAAAAGAATCTTCTAACTCTCTACGATCAAAAGAATTACGGAAACAACGGAACTCAATAGTTCCTGTGTGCTTCATACAATATGTATTAATAGCATAACGGAATGGGCGACCCATTGATACGCCATCTTTACCAGCAGCATGTAGCTTGATAAAGTGTTCAAAATCTGTTGCTAAATTAATAATGTTAGCAGACATATAATCTGGCATTAATCGACCACAATCTAACTTTAGATAAGTCTTTGCTGTTTTTGTGGAGGCCATATCCGGATGCAATCTAAACGCATGAATACGATCAACTACAACATGTTGATTATCACGGATATATGCTACAAGTCTTTTTAACCCTGCAATATCTTCTCGAAGACCGGGAACGAAAACATGAATGTGATTATGAGAGATACAGTTGCTAGTAGGAGAACAATTATTTCGCTTATAAAAATCAAGGATTTCAAAAATACGATCAACCTGTTCTGGCCAAGTTTTCGTTGGTCTAACATTTATTTCTCCTCCGAATGGTGGTTCAATACCAAGTGGGTCACAAGCAATACCACGATAAGGTGGATTTAAATTAACAACATCTGTTTCTGAAAACTCCCATTTACCTAAATGTTCTGGAAGTGGAAGGCGGCGATCCACATCTCCCACTTCCATCTCAAACCCCCAAGTAAAACTCTTTGGGTCATATGTCATTGCAAATCCTCAATCGTTGGAAATTCATACTTATTATAGCTTATTACTTTGAAATTTTCAACTATAAAAACTTCGAACATAGGAGCAGTAACTTGGAAACTCAAACCACTCCTCTTTAGAATATCAGCAGTTGATGCAAAGATAATACCATTTGAAGCGTATGAATAATGCAATGGTCTGGCTTCGTTACGAAAAGCAGTAATTACTTTATCTTTATCTAGAGTGCAAACTGACATACTAGAAGGATGAAATTTATGCAAAGGGACTTCGCCAGCTTCT